GAGTAGGTGCAGACGGCAATCTGGCGACCTACACCTATTTATACCTTAAAAAGTCTTGACAATTGACTATATATTAGATATAATATGTCCTTAATGCGGAGAGTCCGAGACACCCTATCCCAATAGGCAGACAGGTTTAACTCCTGTTATCCGCTCCAAGCCCTTGATTCTAAAGGGTTTTTTCAATGGTTGACAGACCACTTTGTTTGTGCTACAATGGTGGTATATTGTTAATAGGACTTCTCATGTCATTTACTGTTCAATCCAAATCTCAACTTGCCAGACTGATGGCAACTGAAAACCTTACCATTAACCATGTCAAGGCTCAAACTGCAAGTTTTGATCCTATGAAACGTGTTCTGTATCTTCCAATCTGGAAAGATATGTCTGGTGTTATCTATGACCTGCTGACTGGACATGAAGTCGGTCATGCACAATACACTCCTGCCGAAGGTTGGCATTCTGCTGCAACGGACAAAACCAAAAGCCCTAACTACAAAGGCTTTTTGAATGTCGTTGAAGATGCCCGTATCGAGAAAAAAATCCAACGCAAATATCCTGGTCTCCGTATGTCGTTTAAGAATGCATACGCTGAATTGATGAAGCGTGATTTTTTCGGTATTGCTGATCGTAATGTAAACCGAATGCCTTTCATTGACCGTCTGAACTTGTATAGCAAGTCGCAATGGACTATGGATATTTCATTCAATCGTAAAGAAACCGAATTGGTTGAAAAAGTCCGTATTGCTGAAACTTGGGAAGAAGTAGTGAAAGTCACCGATGAAATTTTTGCATACTCTAAAGATGAACAGCAAGAATTGAAACTTGGTGATTTTCAAGTTTTTGATCCCGAAATGAATGAAGATGGTGAAGATGTAGAATTTGAAAAAGAAGAAGGTGAAGATTGCGAAGAAGGTGAAAATGCCGATGCCGGCTCTGGTAACGGTAATGAAGAAGATGAAGATGAAGAACAAGATGATGAATTTGAAAGTGATGTAATCAATCGTAAAAAAATGTCACAAGATTCCTATGAAGATCAAGGTGCAAAAATTGATCCTGTCTGCGAAACTGATGACAACTATCGCCGTAACGAAAGTAAATTGCTTGATGAAAAATCAAAAGAATATAGGTATCATGCTATTCCAAAACCTATTATGCAAAACATCGTTACACCATACGATATTGTTCATAAAGGAATGACAAATGCATTCGATGCACAAAATGTTTCTGCTGATGATATGAATAAGGCGTATGGTGAATTCAAAAAAACCAATGAACGGTACATCAATCTGTTGGTAAAAGAATTCGAAATGCGTAAAGCGGCAAAAGCTTTCAATCGTTCGCGTCTGTCTGATACTGGTGAAATTGATGTAGGTAAACTTTCATCGTATCAGTTTGATGATAACATTTTCCGTAAGATGCTTCTAGTACCAAAAGGTAAATCTCACGGTCTGGTTCTGTTGCTCGATAAATCTGGTTCAATGCAAGACATTATGGGTAACTCAATCGAACAGATTCTGATTCTTACCATGTTCTGTCGCAAAGTGAATATTCCTTTTGTAGTGTATGGTTTTGGTAACAACATTCCTGGTTTCTTCCAAGATTTGGTAAATTCAAAACGATACAAAACAGTAAATGAAATTCCACCAATGTCCAAAATTTCTTGTTTTGAACAAAAACCTGATGAAATTGCATTTGGTGATGTTCGTTTGCGTGAGTATCTTTCTTCGGAAATGTCAACTTCAACATATAACAATGCGGTAAAAAATATGTTGATTCTGAAAAAATCTTATGGTCATTCTCGCACTAGGAAATATCATACTCCAACAACTGAAAATTTGTCCAATACTCCAATGACTCAAGCTGTTGCAGCGTTGGCAACTGTGATGAATGAATTCAAACGGAAAAATAACCTAGACATTACAAACCTGGTTGTTGTGCATGATGGTGATGCTGATTGGACGCATAGTTTTTTGAGTTCTAATGGACAAGAAATAGCGATGCATTTGAATCTAAACAACCATTTTATTGTAGATGAAAAGACCAAGTTTCAGTATCATATCAAACGCAATGAAGATATGCATATTGCTATTCTTGAATGGTTTAAACTTGTAACTGGTTCTAAAATCTTTTCGTTCTTTCTAACATCAGAAAGGGGTATCAAAAAAACCATTAGAGAGGAAATTGGAAATGAAGATAAAGTTTCGGAACTTTTCAAACAATTTAGAAAAGAAAATTATGTTGACCTAGAAAAACCCGGTTACAATGGTTTCTTTATCACCTCGCCAATCAATCTTGATGAAACAGATTCTTTTGATTTTCTGGCGCAAGATGCAGAATCCATCCGTGACCTGAAAACTGCATTCACCCAATCTAATAAGAAGCGAAGCATTAGTCGGGCAATGGTGCAGAAGTTTGTGCAAGGAATCGCTGCCTAGGGGCTTGACAAAGCCCTAGGTTTGTGTTAGAATGTCTTTATACATTGTGATAGGAGTTTTATATTATGTTGCGTAGCGAAATGAAACAGAAATTTTTTGATGCACTTCAATCGTTGGGTAAGTCTACTGTAACCCGAGCAGAAGTCAAAAAAATCTGTTCAGAGGTTGGTTTGAAAGGCGCTCAATTTTTTACCAAACAAGATGAGAACCGTGCTGGTCGTGGACTGTACCGTGTACCTGGTGCGGAATGCAATATGCAAGCCAAAGTAATTCCTATGAGTGCTCCTGTGGAAAAATCAAAAGATAAAATCGTCAATGTATCAACTGACCTTGATTCGGTCAACTTGGTACCTGCTGCATATTCGAATTATGTTCCGTTTGGTAACTTTTCGGATGTTCTTGCTATCGTAGAATCGAAGCGTTTCTTTCCTGTTTTCATTTCTGGTCATTCTGGTAACGGTAAGACCATGTCTATCGAACAGGCTTGTGCCAGAGCAAAACGTAAATTCGTTTGTGTGTCTATGACTCCCGAAACGGATGAATCTGACCTGCTTGGTAACTATGTTCTGATTGACGGCAGTATGCAATGGCGCGATGGTCCTGTGACCACCGCGGCTCGTCAAGGTGCAGTCCTGTGTATTGATGAGATTGACTACGGTGCTCAAAATCTTTCCTCTCTGCAACGGGTTCTAGAAGGCAAACCGTTCATGCTGAAAAAGAAAGGTGAACTGGTTGTTCCTGCTGAAGGTTTTACCGTGTTTGCTACTGCGAACACCAAAGGTAAAGGTTCAGAAGACGGTCGTTATATGTTTACCAATGTATTGAACGAAGCCTTTCTTGAGCGTTTCCGTACCACGATGGAACAAGAATTTCCTCCGCTTCGCGTTGAACGCAAGATTGTCGAAAAAGAACTTGCATCGGTTGGTAAGGATGATAAAGAATTTGCCGAGAAACTTGTTACTTGGGCAGAAGTTATTCGTAAAACTTTTGCTGATGGTGGTTGCGATGAAGTGATTTCGACCCGCCGTTTGGTGCATATCGTTGAAACTTACGGTATCTTCGGTAACAAAACTAAAGCAATCAAACTTTGTCTGAATCGTTTTGATACCGATACTCAACTGAGTTTCTTCGACCTGTATACCAAGATTGATGCAGGCACTCAAAATGCGGCTAACACCGCAACGGTGCAACCTGTTTCAACAACCGCGGAAGAAATTGCATTCTAATGTTTTACCCCGCCTTCGGGCGGGTTTTTAATTGTTCTTTTTAGAACGAAACTTTTACCTTTTCAGGAGAAAATTATGAGCATTACTTGGACTACAAAAGAGTATTCTGTTGCCAATTTTTATAGTATGTTGAACCCTATTTCAGAAAATCGGATTGATTGTGACCCTGTAGGTCAGCGTCCCGATGTTGAATCTATGACCAAACGGCAAGGTATTATTGATACCGTTCTCCGTGGTTATGATTTCGGTGAATTGAAATTACGAACCATTCCCAATGGCGAATATCGTTTTCGTTCTATTGATGGTGGGCACCGCAAACGTGCTGTTCGGGATTTCATTGATAACAAATTTAAAACCAATCGTGGTACTATCTGCGTAATTGATGGCGTAGAACATCGCGTAGGTGGAATGT